AAAAAAAATGTTAATGGTAGAAAAAAGTAGTATAAATAATATTATACTTACATTAATACAATTAATACGTACAACAATATATACAAGGAGATACATACAATGTCAAGTGCATTAGAAGCCCTAAAAAAGTCAAAGTCAAACTTTGATGCTCTAACTAAGAAGTTAGAAAACACAATCGAACAACCCGAAAAGAAAAACAAATACCAAGACGATAGGTTATGGAAACCTGAACTTGATAAGTCTGGCAATGGTTACGCTGTAATCAGATTTTTACCTGCTATTGAAGGTGAAGATATGCCATGGCAAAGAGTTTGGCATCACGCCTTTCAAGGACCAGGTGGTCAATGGTATATTGAAAACTCTTTAACTACACTTAACAAAAAGGATCCTGTTAGTGAAGAAAATACAAGGTTGTGGAATACAGGCATAGAAGCCGATAAAGAAATTGCTAGAAAAAGAAAAAGAAAGTTACAATACTATTCTAATATTTTAGTAGTTAGCGATCCTAAACATCCTGAAAACGAAGGCAAAGTATTTCTATTCAAGTTTGGTAAGAAAATATTTGATAAGATTACAGAAGCAATGAACCCAGCGTTTGAAGATGAAAAGGCTGTTAACCCATTTGATTTTTGGGAAGGTGCAAACTTTAAACTAAAAATCAGAAAAGTTGATGGTTATTGGAATTATGATAAATCTGAATTTGAGCAACCAAGTAGAATAAAACCTACTGATGAGGAGATTGACAAAATATGGAAATCTCAATATGCTCTAAAGCCCTTCATTGATCCAAGTAATTTTAAATCTTATGAGGAACTCAAAGAGAAACTGAATAAGACACTTACTGGACAAAGAAGTACTGAGTCAGTTGAAGATATTGACCTCCCACCTGCTAGTGATAGCGTGCCAATGTCTTCTAACAATTCAGTAGAGGAAGTTGGATCATCCAACGATAGTGATGACGATCTATCGTACTTTAGTAAACTTGCTGAGGATGATTCCTAATCTATCTCTCTCACTTTCTCAATTGGGTAGCCTTCGGGCTACCCACTCTATAAAAATATAATATTACTATGGTATTAAAAACATCAAAATTATTACAAACAGTTGAAGAAGAATTAAATAATGATATTGGACGTAATATTGATAAAGATATTGCTGTTGATTTATCTGTTCATAAATCATTTAAACCATTTATTAAAAAATCATTAGAGTTGTGTCCATTTGATCATGGACCATATGCTCACGAATATAAAAGAAGATTAAAACTTGGAGGTAAATTTTTAGGTAGAAAAGTTTTAAAAATAAAAGATAATGGTGACGACATTGTAACCGAAGATAAAGATGGATACACAACTCAAAAACACAGAATAGTTGGTGATAATCCTGAGGCAGAATTATTAAGAGAAAAAATATCAAAACAAGGATTTAAATTAAATTTACTGCCTCCAGTTTTTGCTGAAATGCCCGATGGCTATCTACACGTAGCAACTGGTAATGGAAGAATATATGCGGTTAAAAAAAATGACGTAAATGATATAATATGCGATCTATATGATTTTTCACAAATGAAAGAAGTTGACGCTAAAGAAGCTTTTATATTACTTGGTCAGATGACAAATCCACAAGAAGATAAAGGTTGCCCGAGTACAGCTGAAGACTATGCAAATTCACTATATGAACTATATCAAATAGGTAAAATGAATGGTGATTTAGATACTAACGAAGGATATAATGTTTTACAAGATAGTGCAGATGAAAAATTAAAATTTATGGTAGGTAATTATTACTTTAAACCATCAGAATACGAAAGAGCTAAAAACATTTTTATAGATAGACTAAAATCTAAAAGAAAATCTAAAAATAATATTATTCCTAGAAATTGGTCAAAAGAAGCAAATAGACTTCGTTGGATGAAAGCACAAGGTTATGTGGATACAAAATATACAAAATATGTAAATGTATCAGCTTCTATAGTAACAAAAGCTTTATCTGACATTGGTGAAAAATATAAACAATATGTTAAAAAGTTACCTATAGATGAAAGACATAAACTACAAATATGTGTTATTATAAACTCTGGTGTGTTAGAAAATAATACAATTGAAAAACAAGTTGTAAAAAGAAATCAGGATTATTATAATTTTCAAAAGAAATGGTTTGGGTCAATTGATAATAATTTATATTATTATAAATCAAAAAATAATAATTCTGATATAATATCTACTGAAGAAAAAATAAAACTATTGGGTGGTATGCCATATTTTAGACACAACAATGAAGGTGATGGTTTAATCACAGTTGAACAGATAAAAAAACTTAAAAGAACAAATGTTAGAGAAAAGAAAAACGTTTAAGAGATTTCCAAAAATAGAACCAAGAAGACAAGCTTACAAAGGTCGCTTTAGACCTTTAAACAGGCAAAAATATATTGGTGATGTAAACAATGTATTTTTCAGATCCAGTTGGGAATTAGCCTTTATGAAATATTGTGATAAAGAAAAAACAATAGTAAAATGGGGTAGTGAAGAAATAAAAATACCTTACATAGTTTTTGACAAAAGAAAAACATATTATCCAGATTTTATAATAGTAAAACAATTGCCAAATAAAAGTTTTGAAAAATATCTAATAGAAATAAAACCACACACACAAACTAGAAAACCTGTATTAAAAGAAGGCTCCAGATCAACTAGTACATATAAAAAAGCACTTTACACATATGAAGTAAACAAATGTAAATGGAATGCTGCATTTGCTTGGTGCAAAAAACGAAATATTACATTTAAGATTATAACTGAAAAGCACGTAAAATTCTTCTAAAATTGTCATAAATAGTAGTATGGCAAACGTATTTGATACAATCAAACTAAAAGCAGGAGATACATATAAATCGGCTACATGGTATAGAACACAAGTAAATAAGATTGCGAGTGGTACTACAGCAAGTCAATTATTTAGACAAGGTAAACTTAACGGTAGACCTAGTGTGGGTAGATTGAACTTATTTGGGTATAATCCTAAGTTAAGGAGAACTTTACCATACTACGATATATTTCCATTAGTATTGCCATTAGAACCAATAACAGGTGGATTTATGGGTATGAACTTTCACTATCTACCACCTTTGTTAAGATTTAGACTATTAGAGCGTATGCAGGCAACTGCTACAGATCAACGGTTTGATAGTAAAACAAAATTTGATGTAACTTATGATGATGTAAAAAATATAAAGATTGTAAAACCAACAATCAAAAAGTATTTGTATTCATATGTACAAACAGGATTTTTAAGAATAAATGCAGATGAAGCTGCAGTTGCTATATACTTACCTGTACAAAGATTTAAAAAGGCAAGTGAAGCACAAGTTTATTCAGACAGTAGGAGATTTATTTAATGTCATTAATTAGTGTAGGTAAAAAAATAGGTGATTTAGATATACGTTTAGGTATACCACCATCAAAGGCACAATTCAGCGTAAGAGAAACTAATAACAGAATATCAGCAAATAACGCTACATCTAATTACAATTCAGTTTATAATGTATTTCGATCAGGTATAACCCAATCTGGTGGATTTGCTAGACCGACACAGTTTTTAGTTACGGTAGATGGACCTAAAGGTAGTGTGTTAGGTAACATTGGCATTTACAATGATTATCAATCGTTAGATCAAGCCGCTAGATTACAAAAAAGTGCTAAACTAGCAGATTCTATAAAAAATAATTTACAATTAAGAATGGATCTATTTTGTTCAAATGTATCTATACCTGGTAAAACAATTACAGATGATGTAAACGAAACTTACTATGGACCTAAAAGAGCAATAGCTAAAAATGTACAGTATGACGAAGTAACACTTGAATTTTATACAAGTGTAAATTATGAAGAACGATTATTTTTTGAGGCGTGGCAAAATTCTATCGTTGATCCTATTAGTCACAATGTAGGATACTATGATGACTATGCTACTCCTTGTATGATTACAATTACACCATTGACAAAAACATTTACAGCTGCATTAGCAAACTTTGAACCTTCAGGTGACCCAGGAAGAGATAGACAAGAAATCAGAAAAAGTTTAGGTGATCAATCAGGTTTTTCATCATATCAAGTACAAATGTATGAAGTATGGCCTAAAACAATTGCTGCTACACCATTAAGTTATGACGCAGTAAATCAAATTGTTAAAACAAGTGTTACATTTACATATAGAAATTATGCTACCACAGCGTGGAACTTTTTAGCAAGAAGTAGTACCGAAGAATTTAGTACACTTAACAGATTAGAATATAGAACAAATACGTCAGCCATACAAGGTAGTCTATTAGATAATTTACCATTTGGATTAGGTAACGAAATAGGTAGAGCTGGTCGACAAGTATATGAAACTATTAAAAAGAATTTGCCTATAGGCAGAGTAACGGGTGGTCGTGTATTCCCGAAAGGTCTTCCAGACCCTAAAATTATACGAGATATATTTTATTAATAAAGGAGTAAATAATGAGTTTATCATTTTTGAGAGTGCCTGAATATGATTTGACTTTATCAAACAATGTCAATATTAAGTATAGACCGTTTTTGATTAAAGAAGAAAAAATATTATTGATGGCTGTTGAAAGTAGAGATGAAGGTGAGATGAACAATGCTTTAATTAAGATTGTTCAAAATTGTACTTTGTCACAAATAGATGTAACAAAGTTACCTGTATATGACTTTGAATATCTTTGGTTGAATATAAGAGGTAAGTCTGTTGGTGAAACAATAGAAATGAAACTAAAGTGTCCAGATGACGATACAGTTACAGTTGACTATCAGTTAAAGATAGAAGACGTAAAACCTGATTTAAATAAAAAGTTTGAAACAAAAGTTGAATTTGAACCAGGTTATGGAGTGATTATGAAAGTGCCTACTATCAATCACATATCTAATAAAAAAACTTTATTAGACTTGTCATATAATTTAGTGAGAGATTGTATTGCTCAAATTTACAATGGTGAAGAAGTTTTTGAAGCTAATGACTTATCAAAAGAAGAACTGGATGAGTTTGTTGAACACTTAACAACAAAACAGTTTGGTATGATAAGAAAATACTTTGAAAGTTTACCAATTGTATCGCATTTGATTAAATACAATAATCCTAAATCAGGTAAAGAGTTTACATTATTATTACAAGGGGCGTCTGATTTTTTTCAGTAACCCTCTTACACGAGTCGCTTGAAAGTTATTATAGAACGAATTTTGCTTTAATGCAATACCATAAATATTCGTTAAGTGAATTAGAAGAAATGTTACCGTGGGAGAGGGAAATATATGTTGAAATGCTTATGCAACATATAAAGGAAGAAAATGAGAAAATAAGAGAAAAACAAAGAGGGAGAACATAATGTTAGAAACAGGAAAAAATATAATTAAAAACGTGTGGGTATTTTTAAGAGATGAAGTACCACAGTTTATGTCAAACTGGAGATTAATACCAAGAGTATTCATGTTGTTATATGGATATGCTTTCTATATGACAATGCAATGGTTTATGG